GGGCGGTATCGTTCGGCTGGCTCGAAAGCAGATAGGCCATCTGGTCACGGATCGCGGAGAATGTCCGCGGCGCAGGCGGCCGGGCGGCGGCGGCGATGGCGTGGAATGCCGCGTTGGCGGTCGCGGCGATGGCGGGCGCGGGCATCGTGTCCCTCCGTGTGTTTCGACGGAGGGCCAGTTTCCGATATGGAAATCATCCCGTCAAGCGAGAAAATGTCCGAACTGGAAACTTTTCAGTCGGTGCCGGTCATCGCCTTGATGACGCGGATGACCTCCTGGCGCTTTTCCTCAGGGAGGTTGCGCAGCAGATCGTCCGGCGTGGGGCGGTCTGGATGGCGGAACAGAGATGGGATGTCGGTATTGAGCGCTTCGGCAAACCGGGCTAGCCACCCGGTAGTCATCTTCGCTTTGTCGTTCAACAGTTTTGAGACTGTGCCGGGCTCGCAGCCCATGCGCTCTGCGAGCCGCTTCTGGTCAAGGCCGCGGGCCTCGATCCATTCCCTGACGAAATGCTTCACCGGCTTGGCCGGACCGATACGCGCGACCACCCGGCGAGGGTAGGCGTCCGCTATTCGGGAATGAATATCCACTCTGGAAACTTAGCGTCTTGACGTGAGGTTTCCGGTATGGAAATCATACCATCCATGGAACATCCCCTCGCCACCTACCTGAAGACGACAAAGACGCCCCTCGCGGATGTGGCCACGGCGCTGGGCGTCCAGCCGCCGGCCGTTTCCAAGTGGAGCAGGCGCGGCGTCCCCGCCGAGCGCGTCCTCGAGGTGGAGCGCGTCACCGGCATCCCACGCCACGTCCTCCGCCCCGACCTGTATCCGCAGCCAGCCGAGGCCGCCGAATGACCGAGCGCCTCATCGACGGCGGCACGATCAGCGTCACGTCGGCAATATGGGACGCCGACGGCGCACCGGCCGTGATGATCACGATCACCCCGCCCGGAGCCGGCGCCGTCGCGGCGCTTCTCGACCCGGACGATGCCGAGCAGCTGATCACGGAGATTCGCGCCTGCATCGACCGCGCGGCCCTCGCGGCGGAGCGCCAGGCGAAGGCGCCCGGCACGGTCGGGAGCGCCTGATCGCTCATGGCCGGTGGTTTTTCACCCTTACCTTTGCTGACGGCCTCCCCCTGCGGCCGAGCAGCGCGCGGCCGGGACGGCGGACCGCCCCGCAGCCCCGGGGTCCAAACGAGGCCCGGCCGCACCTTTCCTCCCCGACTGGCCGGCGCCAATGCCGGCCGTCTTTCTCGGAGTCATAGCCGCCACCCCCTACGCCGACGGCGGCGGCCTGTCGCGTGAAACCCGAAGTTAATCTTAACGGGAGGCAAGCATGAGTGAGGCAGCGGCCGGCGTCGGCCACAACACGATCGTGGGCGCGGAGTTGAAGCGCTTCGTCGAGCGGATCGAGAACCTCGAAGCAGAAATCAAGGCGCTCAACGCCGACAAGAGCGAGGTCTATCAGGAGCTCAAGGACCGCGGCTTCGACGCGCCGACGGTCCGGCAGATCGTCAAGCTCCGCCGCATGGACAAGGCCGAGCGCGAGGAAAAGGAAGCCCTCCTCGATCTCTACAAGAACGCGCTCGGGATGCTGGCGGATACGCCGCTCGGCCGCGCTGCTGCCGGCCGGGAATTCGGCGGGCAGGTCGATCTCGAAGAAGCGATCGCCGGCATGGGCAAGCCGGTCCCGCTGACCGACGACGAGAAGGCCGACGGCGGGCTCGCCGCATTCGAGGACACGGACGGCACGCGGATGACGCTGTCGACGGGGAGCGCCCCGGCGAAGCAGCGCCGGCGCCGGCTGACCGCCGACGAGAAGACCGCGCGCAACCTCGCCGCGGCCGACGGCCGGCCGTGGACCGATCCGCGCGACGCAGAGGCTGATGAGCCGCCGCCTGCAACCGCCGATCCCGTCGGGGCCGTCGTCGAGATGCCGACCGCCCCCGAAATGCCAGCGGCGGCCGAGTGAACGTCAGTTTCACGATTCCGGGGGAGATCGTTCCATGGGCGAGGGCAGGGGCGCGCGGGGCGCAGCGGTTTACGCCGCAGCGGCAGAAGAACTACCAGGCCGTCATCAAGTCGATGGCGGCAGAGGCGATGGCGGGCCGGCTGCTGATCGAGGGCCCGGTCGAGATGAAGATCATGGCGACCTGGCCGTGGCCGAAGGCGATCCCGCCGAAGCGGCGGAACGTGGCCGGGGCCGGGCGGAAGCCGACCAAGCCCGACGTCGACAACATCGCGAAGATCGTCAAGGACGCGCTCAACCTGATCGTCTGGAAGGACGACGCGCAGGTGTGGAGCCTGCACGCATGGAAGTGCTGGGGCGATCGGCCAGGGCTGATGGTCAGCATCGAGGCGCTGTAGCCGCCAAGCAGGCGCACGTCTGGCAGCGCGATTCGCTGGACTGGTATGTCGAGCCGGAAAGCGTGACGCGCGACCTGCTCTCGGTCGAGTCCTTCGTCGGCACGGTGTGGGATCCCGCTTGCGGCGGCGGCAACATCGTCCGCGCCGTGCTGGCGTCAGGCGGCGAGGCGTTCGGCACCGACATCGTGCAGCGGCCCGGCGAGTTTCCGTTCGCCGGCTGCTTCGACTTCCTGAAGCAAGGCTCGGGTTTCGTCTCAAACATTGTGATGAACCCGCCCTTTTTCCGCGCGAAGGGCGCGGAGGCTTTCATCCGGCACGCGCTGGCGATCACCAAGGGCAAGGTCGCCGCCTTCGTCGACATCCGCTTCCTCGCCGGCTTTGAGCGCGCTACAGGGCTGTTTGCGGAGCATCCGCCGGCGCGCGTCTGGATCGTCACGCCGCGCGTCTCCTGCCCGCCCGGCGATTATCTCGCTGCCGGCGGCAAGGCCGGCAACGGCTCGTCGGACTGGTGCTGGCTGGTGTGGGACAGGACCCTGCCGCCGAGCGCCACGCAGATCGGCTGGCTGCGCCTCCGCGAGGCCGCCTGATGGCCGAGCGATCCGTCACCATCACCGACCATGCGCTCGTCCGCTTCCTCGAGCGCGTCATGGGCATCGACATCGAGGCCGTGCGCGCCAAGGCGGCGGCAACGCCGGGGCTGGCCGCGGCCATCGCCGTCGGAGCCAGGTCCTACAGCCACGGCGGCTGCACGTTCAGGCTCGACGGCGATCGCGTCATCACCATCCAGCCGAGCGCGACGCCGATGATCGCCGCCGTCGAGGCAGCGCGGGTCAAGCGCGGCCATCATCCGCGCAAGGGGCAGCAGAACAAGCCGCACGGCCAGCGCACAGGCACGCGCAACACCCGCGAGCGCCGGCCGCTGCCGGAGCCCGACTATGAGGGCGCGGAATGAGCGCGGCCCTGATAGCGAAACTCGCCGCCGCCGGGCTCGAACCAGAATTGCTCGGTGAGGTCGCCATGGCGCTGGCCTCTGCTGCCGCGACCGAAGCGGCGGCGGCCGCGCGTCGGGAAAAGGCTCGGCTGAAGAAGGCGAAACAGCGCAGCGCGTCCCCCGTTGTCCCGGGGACAGACGGGGACAGTGGGGGACAGAGGGGGACAAAAGAAAGCGTTTCCCCCACACCCCCTTCGAAAGAAAACCACTCTCCCCAAAAGAAAGACCCCCTTAAGGGGGGTCCAAAGAAAAGGGCCTCTCGCCTTTCCGACGACTGGTCGCTCGACGATGCCGGCAGGGCCTATGCGCTCGCTCAGGGCGTCCCTGCCGGAAAGATCGAGCCGATGGCGTCCCGGTTCAAAAACCATTGGCTGTCCAAGTCCGGCAAGGACGCAACGAAGCTCGATTGGGCTGCGACCTGGCGGAATTGGGTGCTGGCCGATTGCGAGCGAAACGGCTGGGCGCCGGTCGCGACGGGGCCGCCCGAGAAGCCGCCCGACCCTGACGCCGGTCGCCCGCCAGGCGCGCCGACGACCGAAGAAATCCTCGCCCGAACGCAACGATCCCGACAGGCCAATGCCCGAGAAAACCCCGATCCAGAAATTCTACGAGATGGGCCAGGCGTTCATCGCGAGGGCGAAGCAGGCGGGGGGCAGCGATCCGTGTCTGGCGATCAAGCCGGGCATGGAGGAGTGGAACCATTGGGCGACCTATTTCCTCCGCACCTGCGGCTCGTTGCCGGCGGCCATGCGGCAGGTTGAGCGGGGGATCCTCGCGACGATCACGGTGCCTGCCCGCTGGCCGGAATGGTTCGACCCGGACTATCGGACGCCGGACGTGATCCCCGTCCGGATCGGACCGTGGCACTCGGGCTCCCCGCATGATCGCGCTGCAAGCCACGCCCGGGTGATGGCCGATGCCGCCCGGGAGCCGCCGCGACCGCGGCCGCCATCGCCGGGCGGCGTCGTCACCTGGGGCGAGGTTCCGTCGGGCACGCGGATCATCGGGCGCTTCGAGACGCGCTGGCACGGCGCGCGGAAAGACCCGCCGCGGGCGGACCGCAGCATTGCCCCGGCGGTATCGCTGGAAGCATCGCCCGAGCTGGTCGCGACGCTGGACAGGCAGCGGAAGGGCGCCGCGGCGTGAGCGTGCGGATCATCACAGGCGACGCGCGGGGGCGGCTCAAGGAAATGCCGGACGACAGCGTGCACTGCGTGGTGACGAGCCCACCCTATTGGGGGGCGCAACGCGACTACGGGATGACCAATCAGATCGGGATGGAGAAGACGCCCGAAGCGTTCATTGACGAACTGGTGGCGGTGTTCCGCGAGGTCCGGCGGGTACTTCGACAGAACGGTGTCCTGTGGGTGAACATGGGAGACAGCTACGCCGCATCGGGGAAGGGTGGCGGCGGCAAAATGATGCTCGCCCGCGGTCATCAATGGGGCCATCGGGCGCATCTGAAGGGATGGCGCTCGCCGCCTCCAGGTTACAAACAGAAGGATCTGGTCGGGGTCCCTTGGTTGCTTGCTTCATCGCTGCGCAAAGATGGGTGGACCCTTCGCCGCGACATTGTGTGGGACAAGGGTTCAGCTACCGAACCGACCCGCGCTGATCGCCCATCCGGCTCCCACGAGATGCTGTTCCTGTTTTCTCGGGCGCTCCGGTACGACTTCGACCCCAAGCCGCTGCCTCACGGGACCGTGTGGCGAGTTCGGCCTTGCGGCCACGATGGGCACGGCGCAGCGTTCCCGCCGGACCTGATCCGGCCGTGTATCCTCGCCGGCTGTCCCGAGGGTGGCACCGTGCTCGACCCCTTTGCCGGTGCCGGCACCACGGGCCTGGTCGCTGACCGCCTCGGCCGCGATTGCATCCTCATAGAGCTAAACCCCGCTTACGCGGCGATGGCCGAGCGGCGCATTAGGGCCGACGCGCCGCTGCTGGTGGAGGCGTCCGCGTGATGCCCGACAAACTCCCGCCCGACCCCGAGCGCGGCCACGGCGCGGCCAATCGACGGCGCCGGCGATACGACCGCCGCTATCGGGCGCGGCAGAAACTGCAAAATCACCCCGCCCCTGTGGATAACCCTGTCCCGTTTCGTCCCGCAAATCTCGCGCACCCGAAGCCGCTTTCGGCGGAGCAGAAGCGGCGCCGCGAGCGTCACCGGAAGCGCCGGCTTCGGGCGCGCGATCGCTGGCGCAAGACGGCGGCCGGGCGGGCCTGGGCGGAGATGCGGGTGCGCACGCTCGAGGAGCTGATCCTGGCGTTCCGGGCGCGGCGGGAGGAACTCGGCCTGTCGCAGCTCGAGCTGGACGACCTCGCCGGGCTGCAGGACGGCTACACCGGCAAGATTGAGGCTGGCCCGGTCCGCGGCCGGTCGTTCGGTGAAGTGTCGCTGCCGCTGATCCTCGACGCGCTCGGCGTGCGCCTGGTGCTGGTGCCGAAGGACGCGGCGCCATGAAGCTCAACGAATACGCGAGAAGGATGAAGCTGATGATCAAGGAAGGTCACGATTTCTGGCTGGTGTGGAACCCGGAGGGCCGCGAACCGCAGCGCCGGCATGGCGACTATGCAACCGCGCTGGCGGAGGCGAAGCGCCTTGCCACGAGCAACCCCGGCAAGCGGTTCTACGTGGTGCGGCCGGTTGCCGTGGCGCTTCGCGCGGAGCCCGTCCAAGTGACGGTGTTTTGCGACCCCGACGACATGCTCCCGTTCTAACCATGAGCCTGCCGCGCCTTCGCCCCTGCCCGGCCTGCGGCGGCTGCGGCGTGGTCCCGCGCGACGGGCTGCACGCGGTCTGCTGGCGCTGCGCCGGCCTCGGCCTGGTGGTGCCCGGGCAATGACGGAATGGGCCATCCGGGGTGAGGCTCGGGACGGCCGCGGCGCGGTGACGATCCGGCGCGGGTTCTGGTCGCAAGCCGATGCGGCGTCTTATCCGGTCAACGAATCGCACTGGCGCCGGGTGTGGGTCGAGGCGGTCGAGCGCAAGCCGTCACGGCCGGCTGCACCCGAGGCGCCGTCGCGGCCACCGCTCGACGTCGTGTGGGAAGGCGGCTTCGCGTACCTGGTCGACGCGGACGGCCGCAAGATCGCGTCTCTGCTCGGCTCGCAGTCCCGGCGGGAGCAGGTCGCCGCGCTGATCCTCGACGCGGTGAACGCGCAATGACGTTCTCGGTCGACTACCCCGGCAACCGCGAGGTGATCATTGGTCTCTACACCAACGATCACACGCCGGCGGAGATCGCGGACTATCTGCTGATCCCGATCGCTCACGTCCGCCGCGTCATCGCGACAGCCACCGAGGCCGGGCGGATACCGTCCAGCCTCGACGGCGGGCGGATCGTGCCGCGGGTGCGCCTGCCGCGCGATGCGGCGCGCTACGTCCGGCGCGAGGCGAACCGGCGCGGCGTCAAGCCGGCGGTGATCGTGGCGGAGATCGTGGCCCGCGCCGCGGACCGCGAGGCGATGGCGAAATCCTGACGAGGGGTTTCGAGTATGTATCCGCCCGGCGAGGGGTTTCGAGTGTGAGGATCAGCGATCGCGCCGACGAGGGGTTTCGAGTGTAGCCGCCGGCGGCACCGCCTTGCGGATCATCTTCGCCCAATCCGCCAGCGCCTTGCCGCGCGCTGCGCAAATGGTCGCCAGGTCCGCTGCGACGCCAGCGCCGATGGCGCGATCTCCGCTAAGCCAGCGGCGAACGGTCCGGTCGCCAACGTCAAGCGCCCGCGCCAGTTCCGATTGCCATAGTTCGCCATACAGCGCGCGGCCGATATCGGCGAGCTGGTCGGGCGTCAGGACAGGCGCGGGCGTTGTCATGGTCAATTACCTTTTCCAGGGATGGCGCCCAAAGCGGCGTTCATATTCCGCCTCTAAGGCCTGATATTCGCGCGGCAGCAGCAGCCGAGCATAGCGGCCCCGCAGATTGGCCGTGCGGCGCCGGACGACTGCCCAATCGGGGCCGATGCGCTGGCGCATCCAGTCAGGGAATGACGGCGCCGCAACGGGCGCCGCATTCCTGTCTGCAAGCCGGATGATGGTCGCGGCCATAGGGTCGGTTCCCTTAACGGCCATTGTCCGCCTCCACCTCTTGGCGCCCGTGCCATTGAATGTCGCTGGCGAGCGGCGTGTAAGGAATCTCCTTCGCCGTTGCCTGCTCCGGAGACATCCATGCGCAGGCTGACGTGCAACGCTTTGTGGTCCTGGGTTCGCCCTTGAAGGCCGCGCGGATAGCCTCGAGGCGCGTAGGATAATACCTCGTCAGAAACCGCGGATCGCCGGCCTTGTCAGTCAACCAGGCTTGGAACATGAGAACCCGTGTCATTGTTCGGTCCTTTCCGACCGTGCGCGGCGGGCCCGATTGCCCGCGGCGGGCGCCTTGACGACACCATGACCCGGCGCGCGCGGCGCCGGGCTGTGCTGGCGTCAACCTTCGCCGAAATAGAACTGCTGGCAGTACGTCAATAAGACGCGCTCCCATGTCTCATAATCGACACCATCCGGGCGCGGCACGTCCTGCCAGGGAATGAACCAATCCTGACACTGCAGGCGCGGGTTTTCGGGCTGGCCGTGTTCGTCCAGGTCTCCGATTATCTGAACAGCCGGTCCGCCGGTGCAGAGAAGGATTCGGAATTCGGCGGGCTCGGGCTTGTCGATGCTGCCTGGATTGTACCAGTCGGACCGTATCTCGACTGACAACGCGTCTTCTTCGATGGCGCGGCGGGCGTCTTCAACGGCCGCATCGGCGGCACGATAGTTCTCCGGGTCAATGCCGAATTCCTCGCAGAGATCCTGCCATCCGTCGCACATGAAGAATCCATGTTCCGGATGCTCGAAACGCGGATTGCCAGTCATGCGGGCGGTTCCATAGGTCCAGCCCTCCGCCTCTGCGGCGCCTTTCCACGGGGCGATCTCGAGCGCGTCGACCATCTCCCGGATCGAATTGAATTGCGCATAGGCTTGCTCCCGTGCGGCGGCGTGTTTGTCTTCTGACATAACGGGCCCTTTCGACCGTTCGGCCCGGGCTGATCCCCTGGGCCGGATGCATGGCGCATCGTGAGGGCGCCGGTCTCGGCCGGCGCCCCTGCGATGCGTCACGCGGCGTTGCGTGCCTGATACCAGCCGCCAGGCGGGTTCATGAACGCGGGCAGCTGCATGGCTTCCAAGTCGCCGCTGAACCGCATCGGCATGAGAACGCCAAAGGCAAACGGGACATTCTCCCAGAGGATCAAGGACGGGCAACCGCTATCCTTGCGCTGGCTGATCCGCATGACGGCGCCGGTATTCGCGCGCCGGTATTCCTGCCGCCGCGCCGCGGCGACCATGGCGAGTTCGCGGCCAATATCGGCAAAATCCGCCAGATAATTCGAATTGAATGCGCCGGCCGCGATCGGCTTGCTATCGGTCGCCGGCAGGACGCGGCGCCAGTCCGGGAACGTGCCGGCGACAATGCAGTCGGCAGACACGCCAACGGGAGTTCCCGGGTCGACTGCGATCCCCTTAGGATTGACCAGATGCTCCGTAATCGTGGCCGTGGCGCCAACAATCTGCAGCTTGCGCTGCATGGGGCGCTTGCCGCTGCTCTTGCTCTTGCACAGCGCCAGCGCGGCCTTGGAAAGCTGCACGATTGCCGGCGCGTCGACCTTGCCGGTCTCGTCATGAATGACCAGCATCCGATGCCCGTCGGTGGCGACCAGGAGGGCACCCTTGGCCGGATGCGGCTGCACATGCACGCCGCAAAGGTAATACCGCGTTGGATCGATCGACGCCGTGAGATTGGCGACGCGGAACAAGTCAGCGGAAACGGTGATATTCGGCATTGTTCGGCCCTTTCGTGACCAGGTTACAGCCGGGCCCTAATGCCCGAGCCGGGTGACTGACGACACCATGGGGCGCCCGACACGCGGGCGCCTTTGCTGGCGTCAGCTGAACATCTTAGTTCTCTCCTTCGGGAATGCGGTTGAAGTGCGCAAGCGCCTCGTCGAAAGACGCATACCGACTCCCGTGCGTCGCCCCGTCGATCTGCCAACGCACCGCGTAATAGCCATTATCCCAGCGCAGCACTGAGCCCGCGATTGCCCAACCGGCAGTGCAGGCGACCAGCTTAACCTGATGCCGCCCCCAGCCGGTCTTGGCGTCAATAACCTCATACCCAGCACGACGGTCGGTCGGGGTTAGCTGCCCATACTCTGCAAGCAGCACCTTACCGGCGGGGATCTCGCGATCGAATTCGTGAACGTTGGGAAGGTTGGTCATCTCAGCGCCCCCCATGATCGAGGCGGAATTCACGAATCTTGCGATCGTAAAGCCGGCTGATCACGCGGCTCGGACCATTCTGCGCATCGCACAGACGCCGCGCTTCCCGCATGGCCGAATAATCAATCTCCGGCCATGGCTTGCCCTGCTCGCGGCTGATCAGGGAATTATGAATCGTGCACATGTTCAGATGCGCATCGGCAGGGCACGGCCTTGTGCTGCCAAGCGCGCGCCAATAAGCGACCACCGCGCGGCGATGGATCATGCCGGCGCAAGCGTCTGCCCGAAGCCGCAACACGTGCCAGTCAATGCTTTGAAGAGTTGTCATTCTGTCGGTCCCTTCGACCAGCCCGCCCGGGACCATTCCCGCGGCGTGGCCCTAACGTGAGGGCCAGCAGCCCGGCAGTCAAGCGGTTGATTCCGCCCGATCACGACAACGTGATCGCCGGCCTTGTGGACAAGGTCGTCAAGCAATGGAATTCCAATGTTTGGGCAATGGAATTCCATTGGGCGGCCTCAATTGCGCTATCGGTGCGTTGCGCGCGCACCCGCGCCGGGCCCTCATGCGCGCGGCCACCATTGTGTAAAGGCGCCCCAATCTCCCCATGCCTCCTGCACCCGCGCTCGCCGAGCTGCCTCCCGCAATCCGCAAGCCCGGCCGCCCTCCCAAGCCGAAACCAGCGCGCAATCTCTCCAAACGTACCCGCGCCGCGCTCGAGCTGATGGTGTTCGGCGCGCCCGACGGCCCAACCGCAGGCATCGCCCTCAGTCGGGCAGAGGCGGCCGCAGCCGTTGGCATCACTGACTCCGCGCTCTATCAGGCGCTGCGCAATCCTGTCGCCCGCAAGCTCCTCGCCGAGCATCAGCAGGTGTTGAGGGATAGCCTTAAGCCAAAGGCACTCGCGCGCATCGGGTCGCTGATCGACGTTGCCGATAGCGATAAGGTCCGCCTCGACGCTGCCCGCTGGATTGATGGCGACGGCCACGAACGCAAGTCCGCCGCCGTCAACGTCAACGTGGGCGTGGGCGTCAACATCCAGCCCGGCTACCAGGTGCGGATCGGCGACGAGTTCGCGGACGTGGTCGACCTGCAGCCAGATACGAGGTCTGGTGCGGATGGCGGCTAAGCCATTGATCCGCCTCGCCCTCGTTCGGACATGCGGCCGCCGAACGGGCTTGCGCCGCATCGCACAAACGCAGGCTCAGTGCGGGTTTGCGGGCGATCCGCGCAGGCGGCCGGGGGGGGGGGCAAAAATGGCCGGCGTTGGGGAATTCGTAACGCCCGCGAGAGTTTTTCCCCTCGTATTGGTCGGGTCGTTTCCGCGATTTTTTTCACCCGCATGGGGGTCGGCTTGATGGCTGGCTGCTGGTGCACTGGCGCGTGCCGCTGGGGCGGCGGTTGCAATACAGGCGGATATTGGTGGCCGACTTACGTTGACCGCCGGGACGGGCGCGAGGACTTCGACCGGACTGTCGCGGTTCCCGCCTATCATTCTCACGGCTGCATCTGCCCGCCGGGTTCGGAGCAGACTTGCCGCGGGCCGATGTGTCCTCGGCGTCCGTTAGAGACGGCGGTCGCCGATGGCTGAGGTTGTGACGCTTCGCGGGGAGGCGGTAAGGGCTGAGCCGGATGCTGATCTGGTTGAACACCTGGAGGCGTTGCTGGCTCGGGCTCGGGCTGGGGATCTACGGGCTGTTGCGTATGCGACGGTTGACGACGCGGGGACGGCGGGGAGCGGGTGGTCCGGGGTTTTCGGGACGCGGCATCCTCTGGGTTCGGCGGTTTTGATGCTGTCGCATCGTTATGCAGCGGCTCTGCTTCCGGACTGATGGTCGTTTTCCTCGCCTGGGCGCTGCCTTATCTGCTTAGCCTCGCAACGGTTACCTCGATGATTCTCGCGGGCAACAAGCGGCGGGAGGCGTGGGCTCTCGGCTTGGCGACTCAGGCGGTCTGGCTGCTGTGGGCGTGGTGCGCCGGCCAGTGGGGTTTCCTGCCGCTGACGGCGGCGATCACCGTCATCTATTGGCGCAATTGGCGCAAATGGCGGCCGGCATGAGCGGCAAGCCGCAGGTTGAGTATGCGGAGGACGGCCGTCGGATTTACGAGCCGGACGGTCGGGAGCTGACGCGGTTCATGGTCGACCGGAGCGATCTTGCGATCATCCGGGGGCCGTGGGGGTCGGGCACGTCGTCGGCGTGCTGCCAGCGGATATTCCAGCACGCGGTTGAGCAGAATGTCGGGTCGGACGGGATGCGGCGGAGCCGGTGGTTCTGTATGCGCGACAGTTATCCTCGCGTCGAGACCACGCTGCTGGAAACGTGGCTGTACTGGTTTCCGGAGCGGATGTACGGGCGGCTCTATACGGGCGGGAAGCCGTTCCGGCAGGAGATCAGGGTCGGCAACATCGTGCTCGACGTCTTCTTCGGCGCCGTCGATGACCTGGCGGGGGATTCGCCTTTCGTGTCGCTGGAGCCGACGGGCTGGTGGTGGAACGAAATCGAGTACGTCTCGATGCAGACCTTCTTCTCGGCCCATGGGCGCGTCGGGCGGTATCCGCCGGTGATCGAGGGCGGGTCGAAGTGGTCGGGGACGATCGCGGACCTGAACGCGCCGCCGGAAAACCACTGGCTGCCGATGATGACGGGCGAGGTGGACCTGCCGGAGGACCTGTCGCTCGATGACCGGCTGAAATATCAGCGACCGGAGGGGATGGCGTATTTCGTTCAGCCACCGGCGTGCTTCCCGGTGAAGGGGACGGACGGTCGGATCAAGGGGTGGGAGATCAACCGGGGGCAGCGGCCGGGGACGCCGCGGGCGGAGAATTTGCGGTGGCTGCGCTCGCCTGACGACGCGGAGGACGAGCCGGGCGAGCGGTATTACCGGCGCGCGATGATCGGCAAGGGTTCGGCGTGGATTCGGAAGAACCTCGCGAACGAAATCCTGCCGATGGTCGAGGGCGAGGCGGTGTGGACGTCGTATGACGCCGACGTGCATCTGGCGCGGGAGCCATTGGAGCCGGTGGCGAACGAGGATGTGGCGATCGGGCTGGACTTCGGGCGCCGGCCGGCGGCGGTGTTCTCTCAGGTGATCGGCGGGCAGCGGCAGGTTCAGTACGAGCTGACGATGGAGAATGCGGGCGCGACGCGGATGGCGCCGGCGGTGCGGTCGATGCTGGCGAAGCACTATCCGTGGGTGCTGCACGGCCGGGGTCAGCTGCGGGCCTGGGGCGACCCGAAGGGGCAGGACGGGACGCAGACCGACGAGACGACGGCTTACGATGTGTTCCGGGCGAACGGGGTGACGGTGCGGCCGGCGCCGGTGAAGCAGAACAACATCCGGACCCGGGTCGAGGCCGTGAGCTTCCAGCTCGAGCGGATGACGAACGGGCGGCCGGCGCTGATGGTGTCGCCGCGTTGCGCGCGGCTGAAAATGGCGATGGCGGGCGGGTATCGGTATCCGAAGGAGCGGCCGTCGCCGGTCGAGGAGCGGAAGCCGGTGAAGGACCGGTTTTCCGACATCGCGGACGCGCTGCAATACCTGGTGCTCGGCGAGGGCGGGGGCCGGGAGATGGTCGGGCGCTCGGCGGCGCAGATGGCGCGGCCAGTGTCGACGCGGCCGCAGGGGCATTCGTTGAGGAGGATCGGGAGGGGTCGATGACGATGCGATTCTGGCTGACGTTCATTATCGCCGCGCCGGTGACATTCCTGCTGCTGAAGATGCTGTTCGGGTGACGTGCTCGGTAGCCTCGCCCCGATCGTCACACACCCGCGCCCGCCGGAATGGTTCCTGACCTTCCGCCGCTCGACGCCGACGCGGATCGTCAGTTGGGCGTGCTGGGGCGAGTTCAAGCACGTCGGCGCCTTCGGCTATGTGCCGGGGCAGGACCTGTGGCTGTTCTTCGAGCCGTGCCTCAACACGCTGGAATGCAGCGTCTTCCCCGACTCCGCGGCGGATCCGGCGATCCGCGACATGACGGCTGGCGCGCTGGTGGTGAAGTGGACGCCGCCGCTCCTGCCGCCGCGGTTCTGGAACCCGGTCAACGTCTGCGCGGTGCAGGTGGCGCGGCTCGTCGGGGTCCGTTCCTGTGCGTTGCGGCCATCCGCCTTGCTCCGCGATGTGTTGCGGCAAGGTGGAACCATCGTGGCCGGAGCCGGAATTGGGCCTGTTCAGGAAGCCGGAACCGCAGAAAGTCATTGATCCCGAGCTCGAGCGCCAGGAGCGCGCGGCCCGCGAGGAGCGGATATCGGCGATCCGCGGTTCCGTCACCTCGCGCACCGAGGAACTGATCCGGGCCTTCGGCGCCCGCCGGGTTCTTGGCGGTTCGGGTTTCGGCCGCCCGCCGATCATGGGGCTCTAGGCGCGTGGCGAAGCTCCCGCAGCCGGCACCGGCCGCCAATCCGGACAAGGCGCTGGCCGAGGAATGCAAGTCGCGGCTCGAAGCCTGTAGGGCACAAAAAACCCTCGACGGCATCGAACTTGATATCCGCGAGGCATATTTTTTCACAAAACCCCGCCTTTCGCGGTCGATCCTTTCAACAACGCCACCTTCCAGCCGAACCCGCAACGAAGACGAGCTCGCCACCGGCATCGGCTCGGAGGCGAACGAGGATTTCGCGACCGAGCTGATCACGGCGTTCTTCCCGCCGCATGTGTCGTGGTGCGCCAGCCAGCCCGGCGAGACGGTGCCGGATGAGGCCTGGGAGCAGGTGAAGGACGCGGCGCGGGAGATCGACGATTCGATCTTCAAGGCGATCCGGTCGTCCAATTTCGACGCGGAACTGGCGACGGCGCTGGTGCCAGAGGCCGGCATCGGCACGATGGCGATGTGGGTCCGGGACCTCGTTTCCCACGATCCGATCAACTGCCTGCACATTCCGCTGCGGGAGCTTGAAATCAACACCGGGCCGGACGGCTCGATCGACGATCGCTTCGTGGTCCGGTGGGTGCCCGGCCGAAAGGTCGAGGGCGTGCTGCCGGGCGTGACGATCCCGGCGAAGGCGCGGGAGAAGATCGCTAAGCGGCCCGACACGCCGGTCGAGGTGGTGTGGGGCTACTGGCGGGACTGGTCGGAACCGGCGGATATCGTCTGGAAGTCGGTGATCCGGGTCTGCGGCGAGGTGATTCCGCAGCCGGAATACCGCGGCGAGGGCTCCTGCCCGCTGATCGTGTGGCGGTTCGCGCCGGACAGCCTGCACCCGTTCGGCAACGGCCCGACGATCGACGCGATTCCGATGCTGCGGGTGGTCGACGCGATCGCGGAGGCGACGCAGACGCAGGCCGGCCGGGCGGCGAACCCGTCGATCGCCTATCCCGACGACGGCGTGCTGAGCTTCGAGGGCGGCATCGAGGAAGGCAAGGCTTACCCGAAGCGGCCGGGCAGCAAGGGCGAAATCGAGACGCTCTACACCGAGGGCAACCCGAACCTCGGCTTCTTCACGCTGCAGGACCTCGAGCGCGCGATCCGCCGGAAGCACTTCGCGGACTACCCCGAGCAGCCCGGCAAGACGCCGCCGACGGCGACGCAATGGATCGACGAGATGGTGAAGGCCCAGCGGCGCATCGGGACGCCGGGGGCGAAGTTCTGGCGCGAGGGGCCGGCGGAGTTCTTCCTGCGCTTCCGCTACCTCCTGGAACGGCGTGGCGTGATCCAGCGGCTGCAACTCGACCGGCGCGACATCGCGATCCGGCCGCAGAACCCGGCGACCAAGGCCCAGGAGCAGCAGCAGGTCCAGACGGCGGTGCATCTCCTCGAAATCGGGCAGAACGCCTTCCCAGAAACGAGCAAGGCGGTGATCGACGAGCACGCCACGCTCGAAAACCTCAAGGACAAGATGGGCGACAAGCTGGTGGTGCTGCGCGGCAAGGAGGAGGCGGCCGGGCTGGTGCAGCAGTTGCTGAGCGCCGGCACCGAGATGATGGGCGGCGCGGGCGGCCAGCCGCCGGGCGGCCCGGCTGTTTAACGTGAAACACCGCTTCAACGATCCAGAATTCGGTGAGGCGTGGCGGCGGATTTTCCGCGGCGCGGGCGGCCAGCAGGAGGCGCGTCTGGCGCTGCAATCGCTGGCGGCTGTCGTGAGCGAACTAGGCCCGGTCGAAACCTGTGCGTTGCACGCTCACGAGGGTCGCCGGAGTTTCGCAGCCGAATTGTTGCGGATTGCGGACGAAGCCCCTAATGCGCCTGAACCTCAATCTTCGCCTGATCGGCCGGTCAAAGACTCCGGCCGCCGGTCGTTGCGCCGCGGGGGCATTGCGCCCGAGCGGTGATCGGAGCGCCCGCTGATGGAGCGGCTCCTCGAAAAGCTTCTTTCGACCACCGCGCTGCGCGCCCCCGAAGGCGAGGGCAGTGGCGGCGGTGGTGACCCCGGCAAGGAAGGTGCAGGCCCAGGCGGCGAGGGCGGGCAGGGCGGCGGTGATCTGCCGAAGCCTGCCCGCCCCGACGGCCTCGCTGACGACTACTGGTCGGACGAGGGCGGCGTCGCCTTCGACAAGGTGACCGCCGATCTCGCGGACCTCACGGCTCGGCGCCAGGCCGACGCCGAGCGCGCGGCCAATGTTCCGGAGAAGCCCGAGGATTACGAGATCGCGCTGCCCGAGGGATTCGAGATCCCGGAAGGGCTGAAATTCGAGGCGAACCCCGACGATCCGCTGGCCGGCCCGGCGCGCGACTTCGCCAAGAAGCACGGCCTGACGAAGGACGCCTTCAAGGAACTGGTCGCGCTGCAGTTGCAGGGCGCGGCTGCCGAGGAGGCGAAGGTCAAGGCCGCGGTTGCCGACGAGATGAAGAAGCTCGGCAGCAACGGGACGGCGGTGGTCGACGCGCTGGTGAAGCGGCTGAGCGGGCAGATCGGCAACGAGGCGGCGAACAAGCTGCTGCCGATGATGTTCACGGCGGATCAGGTGAAGGCGCTGGAAACGCTGTCGAAGGCGGCGGCGCAGGGCGGGCTGACGTTCAGCGCCGCCGGCCGCGAGGGCAACGGCAAGGCCGACCCGTACAGCGACGAGGAATGGGCCCGGATGTCGCCGGGCGACAAGATCAATGCCGCGCGCAAGCTCCAGGCTGGCGCGTGAACGGACGGAACCCTGAAGGGAGCGAAGGCCGGAAATGACTGTCCAGACCCTCATCGAATACGCCAAGGGGATGCCGCAGTCGGACATCCGCAAGCCGATCGTCGAGAACTTCGCGCGGTCCTCGGATATCGCCGAAGCGCTCCCGTTCATGACCTTCTCCGGCGCGACGTATGAGTATTACCGCCAGGCCGCGATGCCGACGACTCCGGCCTTCCGCGGGATCAACGAGGCGCCGACTTCCGGGCACGGCCGGATCGAGCCCTTCCAGGAGCCGAGCTTCCCGATCGATCACCACTGCGACGTGGATGACGCGATCGTTCGCCGGCACGGCTCCGAGCGCCGCGGCATCGAGGAGGCGTTGTCGATAGCCAAACTCGGCCGGGTGTTCGCCGACACCTTCGTCAACGGCGACAACACCACGGAGCCGCGCGAGCCGAACGGGATCAAGAAGCGGATCACCAACTACGGCGCTTCGACCGTCGCCAACACCCGCACGATCCACAATTCGGCGGCCTCGGGCGGCGCCGCGCTGTCGCTGTCGAAGCTCGACCTCGCGATCAACATGGTCCGCCGCCCGACCCATCTCCTGATGCCGCGGATGATGCGCCCGCACCTGATCGCGGCGGCGCGGACGACCACGATCTCCGGCTTCGTGATCCAGAACTGGGACGAAATCGGCAAGCC